TTTATATACAGAAAATTCAATAGAGAGCCTAGATCCTCGCTCCTTCACTAGACTTAAACCAGGGGTGTATGCAGGTGATACTACATATGCAACTCAACTATTAGTTGAAATTGTGTCTAATGCTATTGATGAATTTAGATTAGGTCATGGTAATAGAATTGATGTAACAATTATTGGAAGTGAAGTTTCAGTAAGAGATTATGGTCAAGGTTTTATTCCAAATAGTTTCAGAGAAGACGGTAAAACAATTCTTGAAGCTGCTTTTAGTGTTCTTAATACTTCTGGTAAATACAGAGAAGATGGAACATATGAAGGGACATCTCTTGGTTCTTTTGGTATTGGTTCTAAAATTACCACATTTTTATCTCATTGGTTAAGAGTTAAAACTATGAGAGATGGAGAATGGGAAGAAGTATATTTTAAAGAAGGGGTATTTCAGAATAGAACTTCAGGAGCAGGAGGAGTATCTGGTACTTTAGTAGAATGGCAACCTTCTGAAGAATTTTTTACACACCCTGAAGTAGAAAATAAAAAGATACATGATTTATTCAAAACAGTAGTATGTTTATGTCCTGGATTGACCATTCATCTTGTCGAAAATGGGAAAACCTATGATTATATATCTACAAGAGGATTACATGACTTAGTAGATGCGGCGGTCGGTGACAAAGAACTGATTGACTCCAGGTTTGATATGAATTATGCCGAAGGTAAGAATAAGATGGATATGGTTCTTACTTATACATCTAACTACTCTTCAATTATTATTCCATATGTCAATACTGGTCTTACCGAGAATGGTCCTCATATTACTCAAGTTAAAACTCTTATTACTAGAGAATTTAACAAATTTTTTAAAGAAAAAAAATGGTTAAAGGCCACAGATGAAAATTTAAGTGGTGATGATATACAGGAAGGTATGTATATTATTTTTAATATTACCGCTCCAAATGTTTCATATGATGCTCAGGTTAAGAGCCGTATCACTAAAATTGATATGAAGCCTTTTAACGCAGCCTTATCTGAAAATTTAAGTTATTGGTTAAACAATAATGAAAAAGAAGTTAAATTAATTGCGGATAAGGCTATTAACGCTAAAAAGGCTAGAGAAGCTGCAAAAAAGGCTAGAGAGAAAGCTAGAGAGCAAGGTAAGAAAAAAGAGAAGGCTCTTAAATTTGATAGTAAGCTAGCTGATTGTTATAGCAAGGACCGCAATAAATGTGAAATATATATAACTGAGGGTGATAGCGCATCAGGAAATCTTAAAACTGCTCGTAATAATGAATTTCAGGCGGTTATGCCGGTACGTGGTAAAATTCTTAATGTTCATAAAGCAACGATAGAAAAAATTCAAAAAAATGCTGAGATTATGACAATGATTGATGCATTTGGACTAAAAATTGATACTAAAACAATGAAAGTAACTTATAATGAAGATGATTTACGTTACGATAAAATTATTATAATGAGTGATGCTGATGTAGATGGGAGTCATATCAAAAACCTTTTCTATACGTTCATATGGAATTTCTGTCCAAAACTTATTTATGAAGGACATATTTATGCTGGAGTGCCTCCACTTTACAAAATTACTTTAAGTGGAAACAAAGGATATAAATATCTTAAAGATGATGTAGCTCTTGAAGAGTTTAAAAAGACTAATATTGGTAAAAAATATACTGTAAATAGACTTAAAGGACTCGGGGAAATGGATGTAGAAGAAACAGAAGAAACTTTAACGAATCCTGAACAAAGAATTATTAAACAAATTACGGTAGAAGATAGTATGGCGGCTACCAAATTATTTGATGATCTTATGGGCACGCAGGTTAATCCCCGTAAAAAATTTATTCAAGAACATAGTCATGAAGCTACCATTGAGGTATAATTATGAAAGAAAAAATAATAAACATTTTAATTAATAAATTATGTTATTGTTATTGTGATAATTGTGAATATAATGATTGGGATAAATATAAAGATAATCACTGTTTAGATTGCCACAGAAAATATCAAAATTGGCGATTATCTTCAGATACAGCTGCTGAAATTGCTGAACAAATTATAAAGGAGACGTTTTTATGCCAGCAAGAAAAGATTTAACAGGTCAAATATTTGGCCCTTTAACTGTTTTAAAATTAGATGAAGAAAAAACAAAATAGCAAAAAAGAGGATTCTGGATTTGTTCATGCAATATTTGTAATAATAATCATAGTATAAGAACAGATACATTAAAAACTATTAAATATTGTCCTAATAATTGTCATAAAGGCAAAATTAAAGATGAGACTGGTAATAGATATGGTAAATTAACTGTTTTAAAACAAGACGAAAACCGACAAAATAAAAATCAAAATATTTTTTGGATATGCCAATGTGACTGTGGTACTATTCTATCTGTTAATGGAATAGATTTAAGAAGAAATCATACTATTTCATGTGGATGTGTCCATTCAAAAGGAGAAGATAAAATAATATCTTTTTTAAATAAAAATAATATTCTTTATGAAAAAGAAAAAACTTTTTCTAATTGTATATTTCCTGAGACTAATGGAATTTTAAGATTTGATTTTTATTTACCAGATTATGATATTCTTATTGAATATAATGGAGAACAACATTATCATACTAATAATAGTGGCTGGAATACTGAAACGGCATTAAAAGAAACTCAAAAAAGAGATAATTATAAAAAACAATGGTGTAAAGATAACAATAAAACATTAATAGTTATTCCTTTTACTGATTTTGAAAAAATAAATATTAATTCTTTATTAGGAAAGGAGAAGAAATATATTTATTATGAAAAACGATTTATGTAATGAACTAAGTAAAAATTTTATAGATTATGCTTATGCTGTCAATTGCGATAGAAGTATTCCCGATGCTAAAACAGGATTAAAACCAGTCGCAAGAAGAATTTTATGGTCAGCTTTAGAAGAGGGTCGTTTATCTAATAAGCCTCATGTAAAAAGTGCTAGAATTGTTGGAGACGTAATGGGACGGTACCATCCTCACGGGGATTCTAGCATTTATAATGCATTAATTAGATTGTCTCAAAGTTGGATTATGAGATACCCTTTAATAGATGTTCATGGTAATAATGGAAATATTGCAGGAGATGGGCCAGCTGCCGCTCGTTATACCGAAGCCCGCCTTAGCAAAATAGCAGAAGAAGGAATGTTAAATGGAATTAAAAAGAATAATGTAGATTTTATTCCAAATTATGATGAAACATTGGGGGAACCTGTAACACTTCCAGCAGTTTTTCCAAACCTTTTATGTAATCCTAACACGGGCATAGGAGTCGCTATGGCATGCAATTGGGCACCTCATAATCTTAATGATGTCGCAAAAGCAGTGTTTGATTATTTGGATGGCATTACTCCTATGTTGGACGGTCCTGATTTTCCGACTGGCGGATTAATAATTAATAAAGATGATATTCCTAAGATTATGAAAACTGGGCATGGAACAGTTAAAATTCAAGCTAGATATAATATCGAAGGAAATAAAATTATCTTTTATGAAATACCTTATGGAGAAACAATAGAAGGATTAATTGCACAGGTGGGTAAAGCTTGTGAAGATAAAGAAATTGAAGGTATTTCAGATATACATGATGAAAGTTCTAAGAAGATTAGAATTGTTGTAACTTGTGAAAGAGGAGTTGACCCTTCTTCTATTGTTGCAAAATTATATAATAAAACTAATTTTCAATCTTCTTTCAGTTATAATCAAGTTGCTCTGATAGATAAAACTCCTACAGAATTAAATCTTGAAGATGCAATTAAAATTTATGTTGACCATAATCTGGATTGTATTGTTAAAGAATGTAATTTTGATTTAACAAAAGCAGAAGCAAGATTAGAAATTGTTAATGGACTACTTAAAGCACTTGAAGATATTGATAATATTATTGCTTTAATTAAAGCATCTGAAAGTGCGGCAGCCGCTAAAATCAATCTTATAGCTAAATATAGTTTTACAGAAAATCAAGCTAAGGCTATACTTGCAATGAGATTATCTTCTCTTGCTAGACTGGAAAAAGTAGAATTAAATAAAGAAGCAGAAGATTTAAATGATAAAATTTTTATGTTTCATCAAATTTTAGATAATCGAGATGAACAAATTGGTATATTAAAAGTTCGTTTGCAAGGATTAGT